TACAAAATAATTGATTTTGTTTTTAAACGGATCTGTTTCTATATAATTTCTTCTTATTGATAAAACCTGTTCCGAGTCTTCTTCAATAGTAACTATGTAAGGTAATTTAAGGCAAGTTGTTGCACCGCCTTGATACATGTCTTCAAAACCTTATATGTCTAATACCGTATGTACTTCATAAACGGTTCTGTTTCTGTTTTCTTTATAAGAGGGTGATATGCCTTGTATTTCGTCAATAGCTTCATTTATATCAGACATATCATCTGACATGCTGCTAGATCCTATGTCAACATTTGCATAAAAACCAGAAACTTGTTGTTTTTTAATTTCATTTGCAGACATGGTTATTGAGTGTGTAATTCTTTCAGCTGAACTTATGTCAGCAGCTTCGTAAGGCACAATAAGATCTTCTGGCGCAATAAACTTAGCTACAGCTCTGTTTAACACATTATCAAAATAAACTTTCTTGAAACAAGATCCAGCTAATGGTAGGTAAAACAACATTTGATCTAGCTCTGGATCATATTCGTCCATTTCATTCATTATGTAATAATTCATAAACTCCTGGACACGTTCAGCTTGATTTTCAGTCTCTATAGTTCGAGCACCAACAATTTCTGTTTTTACTGGACCTTTTGCGGGTAGCATTTCTTTATAGGCTTGAGCTTGAAACTGAGTTACAGCCTCAGCAAGAATCGGATGTACCACACCAGATGATCCTTCAAATGGCTGCGACCTGGTTTCATCAAACTTCATACCAAGATACTTAAGGCCATCGGTGTAAGTTTTTTCCCATTCAGATCTTGATTGTTTGTCACTCCTAATTGAGCTTAGTAAATCGCTTGCTATTTTTTCTAATGTAATTTCATCTACAAAATCAACCAAATTTGCATCAAAACTCATTTGTGGTGCTAATTCTTGTTGTATTTCTTCGTCTAAAAGTAATTGCTCATCATCTACTAAGACTTGAGCTGCTGCTGCAATTTGTTCCTCTCTTGTAGTATCTGGTGTAATTTCGACAGCCGATCCTTGTACTTTTATATCTGGATCTTCGTTTGTTCCTAATTTATCTATAGCCATAATTAATGTAAAACCCTGTTGCGTGGATCTGCTGTTAGTTCCACTTCTGTTCCTATGATAGCCTCTAATTCACCATCAATCAAAAGGCCATGGTACTCTGCTATTATTTTAGCCTGTGTAAAACTTTCTGCATGTATTAAAGGGCCAGAATATTTTACTCCATCCCATTCAAAAGTTGTTGCGTATGTCTTAATAATAAACCGTCCTATTTTTCTTTAATAACTTTATTTCATCTTGGTAGTCTTCTTGTAGTGATATAAAACCACCTTGACGGAAACGCATTAGAGCCATTGTAGCACTATCGCAAAAGTCGTCATAATCACCGAATGGAAATGATGCCATTTCTTCAATGACCTCTTCGGCAAAATCATCTTCTGGTGCCCACACCATGCCAGATTCAAATATAGGTGCAACACTATTCATCCTGGCTACTTTGTCCTGTCCTCTGCTCGGTGAGTATGAAGTAACAGGTATGCCCATACGTCTTAGTTCGTGTGTAAGCGGTGTTCCAGATGCTTTTGCCTCAATTAACACACAATCTGGCTCCCAGTATCTGTATTCATCTAAAGCAAGTTTTTTAAGTTCTGGAAAGTCAAAACGTACTCTTTTTGCGTCTAAAAGTATAATTTCATCGTTTTGTTCATCACCTCTATTAAAAATTGCCCAGGTAGTTATAGCTGAATAGTCAGCTGTTTCTTTCTTAGAAAAAGCTGTGTCATAACTTTGTATTACATAAGAATAAGCAGGTACATCTGCATCTTCCCATCTATTCCACCATTCTCTTTTTACTATAGATCCTTCCTCAGCTGTTGGATTTTGCATCCACTGACTGTTCCATTTAGATATAGGTAAAGATGCTTTTACACCGAGCAGTTCTTCTTTTTTCCAAAACTCTGGCCATAATGGTTTTTCTGAATCTGGTAAAATCGCAGGAAACTCAACTACCTCCCATTGATCTGCATTTTCATCACCTTGTTTGCTTAAAACTTTACCAACCAAGTCTTTTGTACTCCATCTAGTCATTACTATCACAATAATTCCGCCAGGCTGTAAACGCTGTCTCGGACCAGATGTGTACCACTCGTAAGCTGATTCTAATGCTTTCGGTGACAGTGCATCTTGTTCTGAATGTGGATCATCAATAATTAATAGATCTGCACCACGACCTGTAATAGCACCACCGACACCAGCAGCGAAGAACTCACCCTCCTGGTTACTTGTCCAACGGCCAGCTGATTTGTTATCTGCTTGTAGTTGGAGATCTGGAAAAACGTGCTGGTAATCATCGCTGTCTATTATGTTTCTAACCTTACGACCGAATCTTACGGCTAATTCAGCTGTGTGGGTTGTTTGAATTATCTTTAAATTACCTCGTCTGCCCATCATCCAAGCAGGAAAAAATGTTGATGCAAACTCAGACTTTGAGTGTCTTGGTGGCAAACAAACTATTAGTCTTTTTAATTTATTATCAGCAATTTTATTGAACTTTTCTGCAATAATTTTATGATGTGCGCCTTCAATAAAGTCGGGCCACATGTGTTTTATAAAAGTTATAAAATCTTGCTGACAACCATCTTGTTTCTTAAGCTGGTCATATCTTTGCAATAAGGCGACAGTCTCAGCTTTGTCTTGCTCAGATAAAATATCAAAATCTTTAAAGGATATTTCACTCATAAGCGAGCTGAGAAACAAGGTAGCGACGATAAATTATGCAACTCAGCTCTAAGCGATAAACGCCTAGGCGTAGTATTACACACACTTATACTTCGTGCCATTCTTTACCCTCGAATAGTAAAGCCTCCGCCTCTCTTCTTCTAATTAAACCCTGGAGTACCTTTCCTCCAGCTTTATTCCAACGCTTAATTTGTGCTGGGACTTCCTCGTATTTGCCTTCGTTTAGAACGCGCAACATAGTAGAACTGCTTAGGTTTGATGGCCCTAAATTGAATGTCCAGGAAACCAAAGCATCGTATTGATTTTGCTCAAGTGGCACTTTTACAGCTCTAGTAACAGCTTCTTCAAATTTATATACATCGTCCATTAGAAGTTCTTCTGCTTCTTCTTGCGTAATTTCCATGTCCATGGTTACACCGTGAGTAGATCCGTAACCGATTGTAGGAACTCCTGCTGCGCAGTGATATGCTTTGAGCTCGCACCCTTCAAATTTTTTTATTAAAGACAAGCCTTCTTGTGATATTTTCATATAATTAACCCCATTTTTTTGTTTTTTTCCCACCATCATAATCAACAGCAAGATTTTCTTTTTTAAGCAATTCAGCAACATTACCTTTTTTGCAGAATACATCACCTAAAACTCTACCATATTTGTCAGTGCCGTGTGATTTTAAGGTTATATCACCGACAAGCCAATCTTTTAACTTTTGTTTTGCTAACAATCCTAATTCTTTTTCTTTTGCGCGTTCTGGATATTTTTTAATGTTTATTCTACTTTCTGGTGTATCAATTTTTGCAATTCTTACTGATTTATTATGTATCTTTACATCAAAACCTAGATCTATGGTTTCTAAACGTATAGTGTCTCCATCTATGACTTTTTTTAGCTTCACGTTGTAAACAAAAGCATCTGGTGTTTTAGTCATTTTCTGGTTCCTGTTTTGTAGTAACTTTTCTATAGTAAACAACCACGTCTTTAAGTTCGGTTATATATCTTTTGATTTCTTGCATGTTGTAAGCCATAACTTCATAGTCTGGTATTGTCATTGCCAGGAATAAAAGCTCGCCTTCTTGTTCTTCAATTATGGCCAACTGTTCTTCCCAGTTATCTGGTGTGACAGCTATCCACATGGGTTCTTTTAAATCTATTTCTCTAGGCATAACTGGTTGCACTATGGTTCTTTCCATAGGTTTTGCAGTTACTTGTATTTGTTTAGTCGGAAGTAGACTGCAACTGCAAGCCATCATCAAGATCATCAACAGCGCTGCTGATTTTCTCGATGTCTTCCATAATGTGTTTTGTGCCATTATTTATTTTCCTTTGCATTTCTTTTGGATCTGCAAGTATTTTTGCTGATAATTGGTAATTTTGTATGAATTGTGTGTATCTGTTAAGTTCTCTTTGTGCTGCTTGACTTTTTACTGTCATTTCTTGCAGTTGCGATGTTTGTAAAGCAAAATCATTTTGTAAAGATGATATAGCCTCCTCTTGTGTTGCAACAGCACCTTCCAAGGCTACATTATTAGCTTTTAGTGTTGTGTTTTCATTGTAAAGCCAGTAACAACCAGTAGCCAAAACAAAAACAATACCTATTAAAACTTGTTGCATTAAATTTCCTCTATTATGTAATTTAGGCCACCAGCACTTCTATACTCAATGATACGATCGTCTTCGTCTCTAAATTTTAAGTGTTTTTCTTTTTGCACTAAAATTTTTTTTGTTACAAAAGTTCGGTCGTCTGAATCACCGTACTCTTTATTAAAAGAAACAGTGACTTTATATCTTTGCCTAAAAAGACTTACAAACCAAAATAAAAATAATTTACTGTACTTTTTTATACGGTCCATATTTGTAACTCGTCTTTTTTACCTTTTACTTTTATAGGTTTTAGAGACTTTAACACAAGTTTGCAATTTTTTGCAGTTTCTTGCCCAACTAAAATATCCACACCAACTTCTTTGGTTGCCGACTCTAACCTAGCAGCTGTATTTACTGGATCACCGATTGCTGAATAATCAAACCTAGTATCGGATCCCATATTTCCAATGCAGGCGACACCCGACTGAACGCCCACGCCCACCTGGACTGGGGTAGATAAAGTTTTATTTAGTTCGGATATACCTTTTTGTATATCTATTGCAGCCTGGACAGCTTTCGTTTCTTGATCTTTACAATCTAAAGGCGCTCCAAAAATGAACATACCTGCATCCCCGATAAATTTGTCCGTCATTCCGCCAAGTTTTTGCACGGCGTTCACCTGGACTGTCAAAGTTTTGTTCATAATCTCGGTTACTTCTTCTGGAGACAGTTTTTCACTTAATGATGTGAAGCCGCGAAGATCTGTAAATAAAAACGTACAATATTTTTTCTCTCCACCGAGTTTTAGTAGATCTGGATTGTCTTGGAGTTGTTTTACTTGTCTCGGATCTAAATAATGTTCAAATTGTTTTTTGATCTGTTGACGTAATAAATACTCTGTTCTGAACCGTAAATAGAAAATTACGCTGCCAATAACAAATTCTGATACTAAAGTCCATGAAAAATCCAATAAAATGCCTTTTTGGATG